CAGTAAGTATTGTTTAACAATACATTACGGATGGTTCTCTCGTTGGTATACGTTTAGATTTGATGATATGCATGATATGAATAGTATAATGGATCAACTTTTGAGATGTATTAATTATGAGATTTGAAGGTTTATTATACCCTTTGCAAAGGAAGGTATAATAACTTATTTATCTGTAGGTGGTTCTAATAGATATTCAATGGCAAGTTCAGGATGTTCATAGAACTTTCTCATGGCGTTTTCAACTTTACATGGCGCTATTATATTTGTTTTCAATACATCGTTAAATCGCGTACGAAAATACGATACATCCCACTTTAATCCTCCATTGTAGAAATTCTTAAACATACCATAAATTTGCTCTTCATTACATGGTCCAAAAAATACTTTATCATCTACTCTTCCATCTCTGATAAGGGCTTCATCTAATTTATCTACATGATTAGTGGTCATTACTAAAATCATTCCATGATTGTTGTGAAGACCATCAATCTGATTAAGTAAACCTGAAAGTGTTAAGGTGGAACGAGGTTCTTCCCTCTTCTTTTTTCCATCTTCGTTTTCATCATTGTCTTGAGATGTTGTTATATCTTTTCTCTGATGAGTAATATTAGACATAGCATCTACATCCTCCAAAACGATGATAGTTTCATTAAATTCTATTTGTGACATTAGGTTAGATAACATCTCATCTGACATAACCGTGGACAAATTAAGATAATGAATATGTCTCTGTACTTCATACGAAATAGACTTTATCATTGACGTCTTTCCTGTTCCCGGCGGTCCATAAAATAAGAATGATTTTTTCCAAGGAATACCTCGTTCTAAATGCCATTCTTCTGTATGTAGGAAATGCAATGAACCATATGGAGCTTTTAGTCAATGGTATGAGTCAGAGTTTGAGATAGATGGAATACAGTTTAATTGTGGAGAACAGTACATGATGTACGCCAAAGCTATTTTGTTTGGAGACAACGAGATAGCTCAACAGATTCTTGCAGAAACTTCCCCCAGAAAGCACAAAGCGTTGGGAAGAAAGATTAAAGGATTTGATGAAGAAGTATGGGTAAACAATAGATGGGAGATAGTTTATCAAGGAAATTTGGCTAAGTTTACACAAAATGATGATCTCAAACAATTGCTTCTATCTACCAAAAACGCAACTATAGCCGAAGCTTCACCACTGGATGGTATTTGGGGCATCGGAATCACCGCTCAAAAAGCTTTAGAAGGTTCTCCGTGGAGGGGGTTGAATCTTTTGGGTGAGGTATTGATGAAGGTTAGAGATCTCTTATAAGAGATTAGTCTATAAGAATGATTCGAGTGGTAATAACAATAGGTGAATAATGATATTCATTGCCTACTTTTATTACTGTATATCTATTGGGGGGTATAGGAAGAAATACAACTTTATTCGCTAAATTTTGTTGTTCTTCTCTATATTGACATGCTAACTGAAAAGCTTGTTCTTCTCCGTAAGTTTTAATTCCAAAACCTTTCCTACATTTCTTACCATCAATATTGTTCCATTGAGCACACCATCTTTGTTTTATACCATTTTCTCTATATACTCCTTTAACTCCTGATTTATTATTCGTTTGCATACGCTTGTTATTTGGATTTACACGTCCAGAACCCTCCCTAACATTACATATTCTGTTATCTAATCCATTACGATTTATATGATCAACTTGTACAAAATCTGGATATGCTAGACGATGAAACAGAGCATGGGCTTGATTTCTTTTCTTACTTTCCCTAGACTTGGCATAATATGTATACTTATTTTTAGCTTTATTTCCTGTCCATATACGTTCTTCGATTAAGTGAAGATGTTCAAGTTCACATTTCATAATCAAGTCATTTTGTAATTGTACTTCTAAATATTGTTGATTATTTTCAGTAACTATTCTATACATATTCTTAGTCAATCCATGATGATCAGACATCATTTTTTGCCATTGTTTTGCGTGTTGTAATGCTATATCTTTTGAAGCGAAATGACTATATGTAAAACATTTAGACTTAAGTTGAGAAAATACTATTTGACAATAATCTTGATGTATTGATATACATCCAGCTGGTTTACCATTAATCCAATTTGTATTTATGGTGTTTTTATTTACCCGTTTTATAAGTCTTAAATCATTTTAAGCATTAAAGATACCTCCTTGGTGCACTTTTATTTTATACTTTGTAATAAGGTATAAAATAATAATAGATATGGTGTTTAGAGAACTGGGAACGTTACTCTACCCCACTGCTTTCACAGCAGGACAGACTATACCTTAAGCCTATCATTGGTGTTTACTAGACACCTAAGACCAATAGCCCGGTAGTCGTTGAGGGAATATCATATCCTAGTATAACGGACTTAGACACTTTACCCGCGGATTGCCCAATCTTTAACGTTATTACTATGCCCGAGGTCATTACCCTGGGTATCATATCAAGTTTCCAAGATATGAGTAGTAGTTAAAGCTCTAAGGGGTTTCCCGTCGTTATAAGCTATTTTGCTGATTTTTTGAATCAACTAGACGGTTATATCTTCTCTTAACAGCAAGCTGTGAGAAGGTGATTTTTACAGTGTTTACCTACCAAAGTAATATCACAACTTTGATAGCACCCGCCTGTTTTGGGCTTCCCATTTTTACCCAAAGCTCCTCCTGAAATACGTATAATATTGTTATTAATCGCAGTTACAACAAATTCGTAAGTCTGAGAATAATCCTGACCAGATCCTGCAACTCCACCACCACCTGCACCAGTAACAGCACCAGTGGAAGCCTGTGGAACCATGCTTATGTTGGTAAGCTTACCGTAGTTGGTAGATCCCATAGGGTCAAGGCAGATGAAATCAAGAGAGTATGAGTACTCGTGGAAACCAGTTTCCACTGGGATAACTGGGGCGTTATACCACGGGTTGACTAGAGAGAAGTAGTCAGAACCCATACAAGCAAGACGCTGAGTGTTCTCATAAAGCAATGATGTGGAAAGGATTGGATCAACAGCTCCAGATGGTGTGAATTTAATCCCACCCGCACTAGGAACTGGGGATGCAGCCGTATAGTTAGACCACTCAGATGCTGTCGTAGTATTCCTTACTGCGAAGAAAAGTACCTTAATAGCATGTGAGAATCGAACGTCATAACTTGGAGAAGCATTCGTTGCCGGAGCGAACGTCTGACGAGGAGCCGTCTGTACCTGTTCGATCAAGATATCACGAGGGGCACAAGCCATTCTCTTACGTTCATCGTTGGAAACGATAGCGTAGTTAGCCCATACCTGAGTCAAACCGAGAGATGGCTCAGCGGCGATATCAGTTGGTACTTGTGGTACAACATTAGGGTTGGTTCCAGCAACTGGGACACTATTGGAGAGAATGAGAAGATCGTTCCAGTTACGGAAAGAGAAGTTAATTCTCATGTCGTTATATGGAAGGGCAGCTGTTGGAAGAGCAACACCACTATCACGAGTATAGAAGAATGGAAGTGGCAAGTTAAGAGTGAAAGCGTCAATAGCATCACCGGGAGCATGTCCTCCAGTCATTTCATCGAAATTTCCAATCATATTTTGGTAACCGTTACGTTTGCCAGCTGGGACTGTGAAGGCAGCCCAGAAATCAAGATGGTAGTTGTCGAATCGTGCCGCAACAAGATCGTTGAATGTAATGCAGCATTCACGAATCAAGTTATGCATGAAATTTCTTGTCCATCTAAGACGTCCATTAGTGAGGAATTGATTAGTACCCAAAAGAGAAACAGATGGTGTAGTAAGACGAAGCCATGTTTGAAGAAGATAATCTCCGGCACGGGAAATACTTACAGACCATTCCTGGTTGAAAGCAGAGTTGCCACTAGCACGTGAGAGAACAACTGGAACCTGTGTAAACCAGGTCGATTTGCGGGTCTCACGAACGAAATAAGCTGTAGCGTCGGGACCACCGTAAAGATACTTTTCGATCTCATCGAAGGTAGCGAGATCAATGAATCCTGAAGTAACATTTGATGTGCAGATAGTTGCCATGATATTTTATATACCTCAAGAGAAAAAATTTACAAATTAAAATCATACTCTTAGGTGGCAAAATTGGTTCATAGTAATTATCCACTTAAA